ACCTCGATAACCTGGAGCACCGCTTGCCGCCGGACGACTTCAAGCGGCTCAAGGCCGTGGTGTTCCGCAACGCGGACCCCATGACGGGGGACGTGGCGCACCGGGGCGCGACCGGCCGCGTGTTCAACCCCATGAGCTACACCGGGACGGAGCCCTTCTCACCCGGTGAGTGGGGCCAGATCCTGGTGAACACGATTGTCAGCGCGGCCCTGGACCAGACGGGGCTGGGCACCGTCGCGCGGGGCGCGGGCTCGTACGGCGCGGGCCTCGTCAGCAGCACGCCAGCGCCCACGCCCGCCACAGAGGCCGCGACGCTGCCCCAGCGCTCCCTGGCTGCGCCACGCCCGTCGCTCGTCCCGACCGGCGCTGGGGTTACGCCGGCCGGAGTGCCCACACCCAGCGGTGAGGCGGTGATCCGCGCCAACGCGGACGCGGCAGAAGCGAACGCCAAGGAGAAGACGGCAGCGTTCCGCCGCGCCCGTGAGAACGCTAACCGCTAGGAGGTGACGCCGTGAGCATTCTGGACATCGTCATCCTGCTGGTCGTGGTGGGGATCATCGCGTTCCTGATCCAGCGGGCCCCCTTCATCGATGAGCCCTACAAGTCATGGGCGCTCTACGCGCTCCTGGTGTTCGTGGCCATCGCCATCATCGTGATGGTGCTCGGGGGTTCCAGCGTCCTCACGAAGCGCTTCACCATCAACTAGTTCCGGCCGGCCGCCCGCGAAGCGGGCGGCCGGGAGCCGGGGCAGCGTTCCCGGCGTCATCCCACACCGGTAGAGAATCTCCAGATACCACGCGGCCCGCTGCCTCGCGTCGTCCCGCGCGGCCCGGAGGGCCGCGATCTCGTCCAGCAGCGCGAGCGCGGACTTGGGGCGCGTGAACGTCAGGAGGATGCGTTCAGCCACCGAGGCGCTCCCGTAGGAGAGCAACGCAGCAGTGCTCCAGGGCGTGGGAGCCCGTGCAGTGCGCGTCCATCGCGGCGGCGAGGCGGTCGAGGGCGGCCTCAGCATCCAGATGACGACGAGCGACGGCATTCAGGGCGTCCCGCTCCCGCGTGAGCGCGTCCACTTCGGCCAGGAGCGCGGCGCGGTCGGCGTGGGCCTGGATGAGGTCCTTGAGTGGGATGCGACCCGATGATGCGGCGGCGTGGCGCGCGCGGATGTCGGTGAGGTCCGTCACCGGGGCACCGTGTCGCGCATCGCGTGCCACCGCCGATCCATCTCCTCCACGAACCGCTTGGCGTCGAGCCGGGGGATGCCGTGCCCCTCGCGCACCAGCGCGGCCAGCGTCGCCCCCGCGATCAGCGTGTTGCGCGCCTTGACGTAGGCGCACGAATGCCAGCGGTGGATCAGGCGGGCCGGGAGGCCCTCCAGCGTCGTGTAGTACGTCTCGGGACAGGTGCAGTCGCGGCTCATTCGTCCTCCTCCTCCTCGTCGGCGTGATGACCGTTGTCATGTGGGGGCTGCGTCTGCGGGTAGCGCACGCCCCCGCCCAGGTACTGCCAGCCTCGGCCGCGTCCGATGGACGCGGACTGGACCTCACCCATCTCCACCAGCGTCTGCATGGCCATCTGGATGGCGCGGGCGTCGAGCCCCTTGTTGGTGAGGTGCTTGAGCAGGACGCGGTGGGGCACCGTGCCTCCGGCGTACCGAGCCAGGAACGCGCGGGCCAGGGGCAGGCCCCGTGTCGCCTCGGTCATCTGCGACACCGACAGCACCTGGGGCATCTTGGAGACGGCGTGGTCGCTCAGCCGCTGAGCCTGGGCCAGCGTGGGCGCGGTAATCGTCAGGTCCGGGCCGTCGGCTAGGGTCAAGAGCATGGCGAGCTTGAGCATGAAGTCGTGCTGGCGCTTCCACGCGGCCGCGAGGTCCGGGTCGCTGGGCTCGGGCCGCCCCAGATACCACGCGACCTCGGACTCGGCGGCCTCGGGCGTCATCTCGAAGGGGCCGCCCAGGCACGACAGCACGTGCAGCCGGGTGCGGAGCGCGGTGCGCAGCGCCTCCCAGTCGGGCGGCAGGATGGGGCGGGGGTAGCGCACGTCGAAGTTGTACTCGGCCGGCACCACGACCATCCGCCCAAAGAAGCCGCCGCTGATCGCGTCCGGCGGGATGGCCTGGACGAGCCACGCCTGCGTGCTCCCGCTGATCCAGTTGATGCAGACCTCGCCGGGCTGGAGCCGGCGCGTCCCGCTCGTCCGCGTGGACTCGCGAATCCCGAGCGTCGAGCCCGTGTAGAGTTCGGTGAACTGCTTGACCAGGGCGTCGGCCCACTCCCCCTTGCCCATGGACCACGACAACTCGGGCGTGACGAAGGTGTGGTGCGAGTTGAGGACCGGGCCTCGGGCCGGCGTGGCCAGCAAGTCCAGCATCGAGGGCGCGGTGATCTTGCCCTTGAAGATGTTCACGCGCGGGCAGGGAGCGAGCACGTCCAGCATCGCGTCGATAGCTTCGTTCTTGCCGATCCCCGACGGCCCGATGAGCGCGACGTAGAGGTTAGGAGCGAGCCGCTTCGCGCCCTTCTGGAGCCAGACGCGGTTACTGACGGCGGCCGCGATGGCCATGAGGGCGCACCAGTGATGGTACTGGCGGGGCACCTCGGACGTGCCCGCGTACCGCAGATAGAGTTCCAGCAGGTTCTCATCGTCCATGGCGTGGCTCGGGATGCGGTGGCACAGGGACGTGCCGGCTCCCGTCGAAGCGGGGGCACTCGCACAGGTGGAAGCGGCACGGGCCGTGGCCGGGATGCACGTCCTCGGCGTGATGACAGCGTCCGCAGAACAGCAGGCTCATGGCTCGGACTCCTTCAGCATGAGGCGCACGCGCTCGGTGAACTCCTCGCGCGGCGGCAGCCGCTTGAACTCTAGGGGCAAGGCCCACGACAGCCCCACCTTCACTTCGACGGGCATGGACAGCCGCGTCCCCGCGTAGGTCCGTGGCTTCCCGATGCCCTCCGCGAGGAAGACAGCCACGTCATAGGCCTCGTCCAGGGTGGTGGAGCAGAGCAGCGAATCGTGGTTCTGGTGGTGGAGGACGGTGGTCATGCGCTCGCGCCGCAGCCACTTGTCCAGGGGGACGAGCCCGTACTGGTTGACGAGGAGGACGAGTTCTGACTGCGGACGGGCGGCGTAGGCGAAGCGATAAAGGTCATCATCCAACCTGTCCCAGGTGAAGTCCCAGACCATGCCCCACGAGTTGGCGAGGCAGCGATGGCGCATCACCTCGGCGCGGGTGTCGCGCTGCCACACGCGGACCTCGGGCGTGTCCCGGTCGATCACGGCCTCGATGTAGCCCTGCGCTTCCTCGGGCGTGACGATGACGCCGTCCTTCAGCAACTCCTCGGAGAAGCGGAGACCGTGGAGGTCGTAGTTGCCGGCGTGCCGGCTGCGCTTGCCCAGGTAGCGGCGCTCCGGCGTGATGGGGAGGTCGGGCCAGATCACGCGGGCGGCGCGGGTGTGCTCGTCGTTCTCCCACGGCGGGGCGAGCGCCCGCGCAATGAGGCGCTCCGAGCGCGTGAGGCACTTGACGATTCGGTCCTCACCTTGCGAAGCATCGACTTCAAGAAAGAACATCCCTGGCTCTGCCACATACACACGCCGCAACGCTCGATCAACGTTCTGAAGGTTCGCACCTGTGCGGCGGGGGTTCTTCCCAGATGTGAGGCGAAGTGTTTCTGTAAATCCGTACTGAGTCCGCACGCGTCCGTCGTCATCGGCCATCCCCTCCTTCAAGAAGGTCGTGAGCTTGCTGACGCGGCGGTGCGCCAGGATCAGCGGGCCGGCGTACGCGCACGTGGCGACGGCATCGGGCGTGCTCACGTCGTCGTAGATCGAGCCCAGCACGTTGGGCTTCTGGATCATCAGCTTGCGCACGACCACTTCCTTGGTGGTCGTGGCCTTCGAGGCCCGGTCCCGCTGGACCGGCAGGCCCAGCCCGTCGGGCTTGGGTCCGTAGAGGTAGGTGGCCAGCTTCTTGGTGGAGAGGTCGGTCTTGCCCTGGAGGGCGTGGCCCGTCACCTCCTGCAGCCGCGCGCCCAGGGCAGCGCGCTCGGTGATGAGGCGGGCCGCCACGCTCCGGGCGGCCATGGCGTCGCGGGGCAGGCCCCGCAGCATCATGCGCAGGAGCGGGGCGAACAGCGCCTGATACATCCGCAGATAGAAGGGCAGGGCCTCGCGCTCCGCGAGCCGGGCCCGGTACAGGTTCGCCAACTCCAGGGTGACGCTGGCGTCCTTGCCGCAGTAGCGCCAGAACGTCTCCAGGTCCGACCACTCGCCCTCGCCGTCGCCCTCCTTGGCGTCGTCCTTCCAGTAGGGCTCGCGCGTGTCCACGCTGGCCATGTAGGCCAGCGAGTGCGTGTCGAGGGGATCGAGGGCATGGTGCAGCCACCGCGTGTCCCACCGATACTGGCGGACGGGCACGCCGACCTGGGCCAGCCAGAACGTGTCGAACAGGCCGTTCTGCAGGACCTTGGCCTGGGGCAGAGCGTGCAGCGCCTCGATGACCTTCCACACCTGGGGCAAGTCCTCGCCCCAGTAACTCGTGGTCGTGGGGATGGTCAGGCTCAGCGCGGGATCGATGGCGTAGCCGATACAGGTGATGCGCGGATCACCGAGCCACTTGCGGAGGCGGGGCTTGCCCAGGCCGCCCCGCTTGAGGGGGCGACCGGGCACCGTCTCGCTCATGCGCTGACGGGGGGTCTCGATGTCGATGGCGAGGGCGTCGCTTCGCGACGCCTGATCAAGGAAGTCGTAGAGGTCGGGAAGGGTCGGTCGGATGACGTGCTCACGCCGTGGCAGCCGCAGATCGCAGGGGAACAGCAGGTCACTGGCGATCCGCCGCCAGTCCAGCCGGCACCGTCGCTCCCAGGAGGGCGTGTGGAACGTGGCGGCGGGGTGGATGGTGGGAATGACCTTGTGAGCGCGGCCGCGCTCGTCGGTGTACGAGAGGATGGAGCCTCGGGCCTTGGTGATGGTGAGGCGGCGTCGAGCCAGGAGCGCACGAAGAGCCACGTCCCCAGTAGGTACGATGACGACAGGGCCGTCCAGGCGAGCCAGTCGCACATGGAGATCCTCCAGCCAGGGGGCGAGGTCGGCGGCCGGGACCTTGGCGATCTTGTTGCCCGGCGCTTGGTACGGAAACACGTTAGTCCAGTAGGCGTCGGCCCGGTCCAGGCCCACCTCGGTCATCCAGCCCTTGAGCTTGTAGCCGCTAGGCCCCACGAACGGGCGGCCCTGCGCCACCTCCTGGGTCGCCGGGGCCTCCCCGATAATGCAGAGGGGCTCGCGGCCTGTCCCCTCGTCCGGCACGCGGATCGGCATGGGTGCCTCGCTTAGCGGTTAGCACAGATGACAGGGCCCCCAGCGTGCGGGGGCCCCGTCTTCAGCGCTTACTCGTCGTTGGCTTCGTGAGCGGCGACGTGCGCGGCGAACCGCGCCTTCAGGACGGACTGGTTGCAGATGCTGCAGTTGACGGTGGCCGGCTGGGTCACGGGGGTCACCGGCTTGGGGCCGGTCGCCGCCGGCTTCGTGGCCACGCGGGCCGTCGCCACGGGGGCGGGCATCCCGCCGCCGGGCGCGGGCAGCGGGTGCTCCCCATAGATGAAGAAGGAGCGGATGTTGGCCTGGACGCGACCGGCGTAGGCGTTGGGCGTGCCGTCGCGGTTCGTCTCCTTCTGGACCTCGTTGGCCACGAGGACGCCCAGCGTGCGGCCCACCGCGCCCTCGATGTCCTTGGCGATGGAGCCCGTCGCGTCCATGCCCGCCTTCTTGAGCATGTCCTTGTAGCGGCGGCCCGCGAAGCCGGCCCACGAGTTGGGGTCCTTGCCCTCGGGATCGGCGTCGGTGCCGATCACGAAGCGCTCGAAGTGGGGCTGGTCCTTCACGTCGTCGGGCTCCAGGCCGCGCAGCGTCACGCGGATCTGGTACTTGCCCGTCTTCGTGGGCTCGTGGTCTTCCAGCGCCTCGATGCGGACGTGCGCCCGGCCCGGCGGGAACTGTCCGCCCGTCCAGTCGGGGATGACGTTGGGATCGTAAATCATGTCGCTCACAGCGCGCTCCTTCTGTCCTAGTGAGGGTTAGGCCGCAGGGGCGGCGGGATCGGTGGCCTCGGCCAGCTTCGCGATGCGGCGTCGCCGTCGCACGACGGGCGCAGCCTTGGCCCGGGGGGCCAGACCGAGCTTCGTCGCGAAGGCGTCCAGGCTATCGCGAATCTTCGCGAGCCGGGCGAGGTCATTGTGGGAGAGGACCGTTGCTTTGTGCATCCGGGCATCACCTCCTCTGTGCATGATGGGATCGTAGCGTGTCGCTGGCCCGCTGTCAAGCGGTCAAGCGAAATATTCTGCCTGCCACCCACGGCGGCGGGCATACCGCAGCGCTTCCTCGCGGGTCCACCCCAGCATGTAGCCCAGGATGGGCGCGGCGCGGGTGACCACGCCCCGCGCGTCGATCTCGACGGCGGCCACGAAGTGGGGCGCAGTCACGCGGATCACTCCCGGCCCCCGCCGATGATCAGGAGGATGGCCACCGACAGGAAGAAGACCGCCCCGATCAGCAGCCACCAGGTCGTCTCCACGGCGGGCCGTCAGCGTCCCAGCAGCGCGCCGATGATGGCGAAGGGCAGCAGGCACAGGCCCACGACGAACGCGCCCATCAGCAGGAGCCCACCTCCGTAGAACACGATGGTGGCGATGATCAGGGCGATCTCCACGCCGGGGCTCATGCCTCGGCCTCCTGCGCCGCCGCGTCGTAGCCGGCCCAGAGGGCGAGGTAGTGCGGCTCGCACTGCGCCGGGGCCTCGATCTGCGTCGTCGCGAGCCACGTGTTGTCGCTCCGGGTCTGGAGCCAGTGGCCCGTCGCGTCCGCGTACACGCGGTACACCTCACCGTACTGGCTCGGGAGGCTGGCCCGCAGGGTGCCGGGGGCCATGGGCATCCGGCGCTGCACGCCCTGGTGCTCGCTGCGGTCGGGATCGATGTGCGCGAGCACGACCACGTTGCACGGCAGCCCGGAGAACCGATTCAGCAGCATCCGCTCCAGCAGATCCTTGGAGTTGAAGTACCAGCGGCGCGCGTCCTCGGCGTTGGGGTTGACCACGAACTGGTCCCAGCGGCGGGCGGCGATCTCCATGGAGGTGACGGAGTCAAGGACGACGGTGCGCCACGCGGGCTGGTCGTCCTGGATGCCGGCCATCCTCTGCATGAATCGCGGGTAGGTGTTGGGGATCATGTCCTTGATGATGGTCCCCGCCTTCAGGTGCTGCTCCACCGGGGTGATCCAGTCGGTGTCGTGGTAGTACTCGATCCGCTTCAGCAGGGTGCCCTTGCGCGAGAACACCTCGCGATAGCGGGTGCCGTGGCCATCGAGCTTCAGGTCCCCGATCACGAGGTGCCGGCCCTTGAGATAGGGCATGTCCTTTCCGTAGGCATCGAAGCAGCAGACCAGCTTGGGATTGGGGAACGTGTCGGCCAGCGACGACTTGCCGCCGCCGCTGTCCCCGTACGCCAGCACGTGCAGCGCAGGTCGATCAGGCATGAGGGCCTCCTCGGTGAGGGTGAGGGGCTAAGGGTTAGGCCGCGCGCCGGTCGGCTAGCTTCAAGAGGGCGTCGAAGATCTCCTTGACGAGGACCAGGGCCTCCTCCTTGGAGAGGTACTCGTGGCGCAGCCCCTTGTTGCGGTCGTCCGTGCTGCGGGTTCCGTTCGACACCGTCAATTCGATGTTGCCGGGCATCACGGTGCTCACGAGAGCGGTCACGGCCATGTCATCTCCTCCTCCATGGTTGATGTGGGTGCGGGCGAGGTCACGCTCGCGCGTGCGCTCCGCGAGAAGCCGGCGCAGCCACGCGCACTCGTCCTCGGGCGTCACGGCTGGGCCTGGACCAGAGCGGTGGCGTGGTCGTAAGGGGACCACGGATCGAGGACGAGGTTGCCGTCCGTGATGTAGGACATGGGCCGGCCCAGTTTGCAGAAGTCGCGGAAGGAACACCAGCGGCACACGGTTCCCGCGTTGAACATGCCTTGCATCCGCACGTTCGGCAGGCTCTCGATGGTGGGGAAGCGGTCGCGCTTGGCCTCGTAGCGCCGCGCGAGGTGGAGCATGGACTTGCGCCACTCCTCCAGTTGGTCCGGCGTCCGCGACACGACGACGGTCTGGAAGGTCGCGTGCAGATCGCCGCACTCATCGTAGAGAACCTTGTGAGTGGGGCAGCGCTTGGGGGCCTGACCGCCCGGCGTGATGCCGCCCGGCAGCTTGGAGAACTCCACCGCGTTCAAGAACGCGCCGGCCACGGGCTTGCCCACGTGCTGCTGCGCGGCCCAGATGTAGCCGCTCAGTTGGGAGTCCAGCGAGAAGGCGTCGAGCCAGGGCGCGCTGATCTGGCCCGTGGTCTTGTGCTCCAGGACCCAGAGGGCCCCCTGGTACTCCACCACGCCGTCGAGCCGCCCACAGAAGATGATGGAGCCGTCGTCCACCAGGGGGAAGGCGAAGCCCACCTCGATCAGGCTGGGCGTCACGATGTAGGGGCGGGTGGCGACCGGATTCTGCTCCAGCCACCGGCTGACGATGCGCACGAGGTTGTCGTAGGAGAGGCGGTCGTGGGCCGCGACGTTGTCGTAGCTCCACGTGCGGTACGAGTTCTGGAAGGCCTCCAGACTCTCGGCGTACGAGCCTCCCTTGAAGTGGACCTCGGCCATCTGGTGGTAGGCCGTGCCGGCCCGCAGGGCCGCGCGATCCTCGGGCGTGACGTAGCCCCAGGCGTAGCGCAGCATGACCTCGGTGCTGCACCGGGCCTCGGCCTTCGCGGTCGAGTTGTCGATGTACAGGATGCTCTTGGGGTCAGTCACGAGCCGATCCTCCAGCCCTCCGCGTCTTCGTGCGCGGTGATGTGGTCGGGGTGGAAGCCGTAGCCCCCGCCCGTGTCGATCCAATCTATGGCATCATCGTCCTTGACCCCCAGCGCCTCAACGCGCAGCTTGAACTCGCCCCACGTCATCTGTCGCGGTTTCATTTGCTTTGGCCCTCCTTGGCTCAGTGTCGCGCATCGTTGGCTCGCTGTCAAGAGAAACCTTCGCTCGGCAGCGGCAGCCTGGGCCGGGATGTCCCTACTCCTAGACTTTGGGCTGCTTGCGGGGCCGGATCATGGGGATGCCGCGCGGAACGAGGAGCCCGCCCTCGTGTGAGCCACCGGCCCGCACGTGCAGGCGGTACTGCCAGAGCCCCATGCCGATGTAGCGGCGATCCACTGTGTGGCTGCCAAACCGGGCCTTGCGGAAGTCGCGCAGACGGGCGCTCACGCTGGCCTCCGGGTAGCCCGTGGCCTCCGAGATGGCGGCCAGAGACCGCCACCGACCGGCGATCATGTAGTCCCAGACGCGGCGGCGCTGGCGGGCGAGGCGCTCGCGGTCCCGCTCGGGCTCGTACGTCTCGCCGTCCGCGTGGCCGTCAAACTCCGTCGTCGTCATCGTCCAGCCGGCTCACGAGCCGGACCTGTACCAACTCGATCCCCTTGTGTTGCTGAAACCGGATGGCCCAGGCGTGGCCGCACTCGCCGTCATAGACCAACTCGACGGCGGCGCGCCGCTCGCCCACTGCCCGCCCGACCACGCGGACGCCGTCCGGCGGCGTCCCCTCGAACTCGTCCGAGCCTCGGAGCGCTCCGACCTCACGGAGGTGGGCATACCCGAAACGACAGGCGGGGCACACCAGGGCCCACTCCCCGTCATAGAGGTCACCGTAGGTCAGGAACGCGGGCGTTGCTGGCTTAGGCCGTGCCATTGCGGGCGGCGATCTTGGTGGCGGTCTTGGGGCTGAACCACTCGGCTTCGAGGTCCCGCACGCCCCGGTCGATAGCCTCGTTGACTACTCGTTCCATGGTGGTCTTCTGGCCGGTGCGGGTCTCGATCAGGGCGGCAAGGGCGTGGAGCCGGTCGCGAAGGTCCGTCCGGAGGTTCCGCATGGAGAATGCCACGGTGAGGGTGGCGATAGGCACGGCGATCTCCTTTCAGGGGTGCTTAGCGCTAGACAGTGTCCCTAGCGGTTAGGGGTGCGCTCCTCGGCCAGCAGGCCCTCGGCCCGGTCCAACACGGAGTTGGCGAGGCCCAGGGTGCGGCCCATGGCCTCGTGCAGGCGCACAAGCGTCTCGCCCACGTCGCGGAGCGCGGCGACCGCAAGGGTCAGCGTCAGGCGCTCGTTGGGGGTCATGCGCTGCGACTGGTGGGCCGGTAGCTGGTGACCTCCTCCAGGCCCAGGGCTTCCAGGGTCTTGGGGCCGGGCTTCCGGTGACCCCGCAGGATGTCGCAGAGGTGCGACTGGCTGATCCCCAGGGCCGCCGCCGCCCCGCGCTGGCTCCCGGCTGCCGTGATGAGGCGCAGCATTCGCTGCCGGATCTGTTCGATGGTCGTCATCGTCGTCATGGCCCCAGCGTCGCAGATCCCTTGACCGCTGTCAAGCGCCGCCTGCGGCGGCAGGCGGCAGGCGGAGGTAGCGGCTAGCCGTGGGGCTGGCCCGGCGGGCCGTGGCGCGGGCCCGGAAGAGGAGGTGGAGGTCGGCCCGGGCCTCTGCCACGCGCGCCGCCGCTTTCGCGGCGGCTCTCGTGGCGATGGCCAGGGCCTCGGCATGGCCGGCGGCGGCCTGCATGGCGACCTCCCACGTGGTCACGCGCTGCTCCAGGGCACGGATGTCCTTGCGCCGCTGGGCGATCAGCTTGTCCAGGGCCGCGAGCCGAGGTAGGAGGTTCCGCGCGCCCGTCACGACCGGCCCCCTCTGGGCTTGCGGCGGGGGACGAGCTTGACGAACCAGAGCCAGAGAGTGCCGCGTCGGTCGTCCTGGGTGCGGCAGGAGAACCGCATACGGCGGGCCACGGAGGCGGCGCGCGTTCGGTAGCTCTTCATCTCCTTCGCGGAGAGGCGCTGGAAGCAGAGGGCCTTGCCGCTCTTGAAGGTGCCGCGCAAGGCAACCGCAAGCGGGCCGGGCCCCTGCCCGTAGCCACCGGGCAGTCGCGGGGCCGGACGCGCTGTCACCTCCCAGGGTGTCCGGATCGCCGCCGCCGCTGGAGGGACGCGCGGCTGGACCTTCCCCTGCAGGAGAGCCGGCGCAGGCAGGGGCGGCGCGGACGCGGGGCACGCTTCGCGGTGCCGACCTTGCTGCTTGTACTGTCCCTTGCACGTGGGGCAGATCCAGCCGGTGGTCGGCGGGAACTCGATTGCGTGCTCGCTGAGCTTCTTGAAGAAGAAGGTCTTGGACCACTCCAACGTGGCGGCGGCGAGGATGCGGTTACCGTTCGCCTGCTCCAGGGCCTTCAGGATCTTGAGGCGCTCGGCCTGGGCCGGCGGCGGCTTCTCGACGGCGACGGGGGACGACATCGGCGGTGCCTCCTCTGAAGCTGCCGCCAGTGGCGGCGGCTCCGGGCTAGGGGTTAGCGGCGTCTCCGGCGGCGGCAAGATCGAGGGGCGCACTGCCTCCTCGATCCGCGCGGCAATGTCCGGCATCGGCCCCATATGCAGGGCGACGGACTCGGCTAGCGCCGTCCGCTGGACCTCGTCCAGCGGACGCATGGCGGCGACCTCGGCGTGAATGTCCACGCGCGCCTCCTTCCGCGCCACGCGCTCGCGCCAGCCCGGCAGCGCGCGGTACATCTCGGCGGTCAGGCGAAGCCACTCGCGCGTCCGGGCCTCACTGTGGCGTCCCTGGTCGTTGAAGCTGGCCCCGCCCCGGATGAGCGGGGTCATGAATCTGTAGCCCTTACAGGTCCACAGAATGCCGTGCGTCGTATGGCGAC